TTAATTTTTCCATTCTATGCTAATAACATGTGTTCTTCTCATTCTTCGATATGAACTGTTTTTACCCAGAACGTACATAGTCGCCGGACTATAAAAATCATTATTGTTAGACTTCCTTAACCCGAGTATCATAACTTGGCTGTTCTTGTCATCTATAAAAGCTACATCAATCTTTTGTGGATTAATTGAATTTTTTGGAACTATAACGCATAGCCTGATTTCTTTATCAATAAAGCATTTATGCAAAAAATTATAATTGATAAGCCTATCTTTAATGTTACTATATTCATAATGTTTTTTTATAGATTCGTGTGTAATTTTCCCTTCAGCTATTCTTCCAATGATCTTTTTAGCGCTCACTTTTTTATGTGTGTAATGCAAACCTAATAAGTGGGGTAAATTATTTTTATGAAAATTTATTTTAAAGATGGGAAGCAATTTATATTTCGTTTTAATTTCCACATAACCTTTGCAAAAGCAATTAATAAAATCATTCAAGATGTCTTGTAAATCAACATCGTTTTCACTATTTATTTTTAAATACGTTGTGTTCCCCACCTAGTACACCCCTTAAAAAATATCCCTACAAACATTAATGTAAGTAGGGATTATGTATATGAGTGATGGCAAGGAAGAAGTCTCCTGCGGGACCAACAGTCAGATATATGGCCTCTGCCGGGCTATACAATTCACTCCTGATTGTATATAACTAAATTAATAGTTACTTGACGAACTAACTACGAAAGAATGCAAGTTAGGAAGAAAGAACGGAATAGAGAGTTGACTTTCTTCATAGTTAACTATAATATCTTTTAACTTTATACGCAATAGATATGAGTAAATTTTTCATACTTTTTATTAAATAGATATGAATAAATTTTTCATACTTTTTATTAGATAGATATGAATAAATTTTTCATACTTTTTATTAGATAGAGTTAGTTTTGGTTAACTTGCGTTATATATAAACAACCACCCAGTAACTAGTATGGGTGGTTTAAATATGCAGTCAGCTTCTTACTGCTTTACGCAAGTAAGTCCTCTGCATAGCCGGATTGACTACCGGAAATGTAGTTTTAAGCCAGATTGGTTACTGGTAATGTAATTACATTATAACATAAAAAAATAGGCAAGTACCGAAGTACCTGCCTGTTATCTACATTTAAATCTTGAGAGAAATGTTAAAAAGTTCTAGTAAAATAATAGCACATTTTATCTTTAAATGTAAATAGAAAGCAGGTATGTAACGCACCTGCTCAAATAGACATGACTATGTCATTCTAACTGATTTCTCCCCATAAGTCACCTAATATCTGATTAGGTGGGGCAGAACCATTCCATGTTCTAATAGGCAAGTAATAACGTTGCCCCTCCCATGTATATCCTACCCAAACATGACCATCTTGTAACATCACTTCTGTATAATCACAATATCCACCAGGTTGGAATTGGTAAGCTACCGGGCATGATAAGAATGGTCCTATTTTTCTTACAGTGATTGGTTGATTACCGTTTGTGAATCTAGCACTTTCTTCCATGTAGTAAGTACCATATTTATTACGTTTCCATGCACTCGCAACTGGTTTAACTGTATTACTTGAAGCGCTTGACTCATTAGAGACAGTGGCAACTGGTATCTTACCGTCCATATACACTCTAATTTGCTTGATAAAGTAGTCTTTAAGTTGTAATTGTTTATCTTCCGGCAATAGGCCACGAGTTACTGGGTCAAAACCAGTGTGCAATACTGAGCTTCTGTGTGGGCATGATGTTGAAGTGAATTCGTTGTGTAATCTGATTGTATTTCTGTTTGCTGGTAATCCCCATTTTTTCAACAATCTAGCGCATTCTTGGAAAGTCGCCTGTTCATTTTTTAAAAACGTCGCATTATCCGCTCCCATTGATTGACACACTTCAATACCGTAATAATATTTATTGCCTAATTGGTTAGCAGTATGCCAACCTACTTGCGATTCATCTAAAGCTTGCCACACTGTGTTACCTGATACATAACTATGCGCAATACCCGCTTCTAATCTTGATAAAGGTGCGTTAACTAATCCGTTTCGATACGCTTCTGCTGTTGCCCCTTTGCTTCCTGCGTCGTTATGAATAACTATACCCTTAGGATTACCACCACGTTTAGGAAGGTCATAACCTTTAACCACATCTTTGATAATTTTAAGTTCTACCGCTTTAGGTTGTGGCTTAGCTGTTTCCTTTTTAGATGCTTGCGTAGGAGATTGTATTGATCGTGGAGCTGTTTCGCTTTTGAAGTTAGGACGGATAAACCACATAGGGAAATCGTAAGCATGTTGTCGTCTTGTAACTTTTTCCCAACCCCAGCCGGGTTGTTCGATTCTGTCAGTCCAGCCACCGCCTAGCCAATTCTGCTCATATACAATGATATAATCTAAAGTTGCTTCAATTACCCATGCTACGTGTCCGTATCCTGCACCGTAATTGCTACCGAATACAACCATGTCGCCGGGTTGTGCCAAAAAGTCCGGTGTATTTTGGTATACAGTAGCTAGTCCATCGAAATTGTTTGCAAATGGTATATCTTTTGCACCTAAACCTTTCAGAAGTAATCCAAACAAAACTTTCCAACCAGCATTGGCATAATCAAAGCATTGAAATCCATACCATAAGTCCACATTGAATTGTTTTCCCTCAGAAGTTTTCAACCACTCTATAAACTCTTTTTTAGTTAATTTTGCTTGCATTGTCGCCACCTCCATGATGATACTCATTCACATCAAAGCCAACATCGTTAGAGGCGTCTGTGAAAGGTTGTGATGTATCATATTCTTTTGGTGCTTTCGCGCTTAATTCCGGCGTTAAACTACTGTCTTGTGATGATTTCCACGTAACTTGTTGTTCTTCTTTTTTGCTATCTCTAGGCGCTTGATATGTCTGTGCTATAGATGAATCTGAGACGCCTTTTGACGTTGGGTCAGTAATAACACCAATACCTGTAAGTAACGTGAGGATAGCGCCTATAATAGCGCTAGCTTGATTTAATTGAGTGGATAAATCTAATCCGAACAAATCCGTGATTTGCTTGATAAATAGCAACAACGCTCCAACTAAACCAGTTAGTACTGCTTTATTTTTGAATCTCAATTTCCAGTTAATATCCATTTGTTTGCTCCTTTTATCCAAAATAAAAAACGACTAAAAAATTAGTCGTTTAAAATTATTCAATGGTCAATGTCGGAGATCCTGAATAAACATCACTTATAGTGACATACAACGTCCCTGAAGGATTACTAAAGTTGATATTTTTACTTGCAACTCCGCTATTGACTCCTGATATTCCTAATTCACTTGACCCTAAATTAGTTTGCGAAACCCTCATTATACCGCTACGTACATTTTCTATTGTCACCTGATAACTTTTATTAGGTTCAACTCCATTTATTGTCCATTTTGCTGTTGATTCTTCTATGCTATCCGGATATTTATTTTTAGGTAAGGGTTTTATTACAAAAGATGAAGGCTTTTTCCATACTTGGATATTTCCAGCATATATTTTTGTATATTCTTCGCCTTCGTAAATAAGCTTCTTTACATTTTTAAAATTACCTTCCATAAAAATCACCCCTTAATTAAGTAAAGTGTATTAGGGTCTTTTTGATACAAATAATTATATTCTGTTTCACTGCCCGTCCAAATATTCAGTGACGGCTGCGAAGAACCGATAGGTTGATAAAGTTTATCTGCTTCCTCTTTTGTAAAAGCATTTGATGATAAAAGATAACGTTCATCATGACTGTGATTTATGTCTGATTTTTTTGATAAAGCATTTTCTAATCCTTCAATCTGCTTGATTGTATGACTATGATTTTTATCTGCATACAAACTATTTAATGATTGCTTGAATCCCTCAAAATCTTCTGTACTAACTTTTGAGCCAATCTGTTGCAATACACTTTCTGAAATAGAGTTGTTTTGTATTGCTTCTGCTAATTCTCTTAATGTATTCATAGATTCAGGCGCGCTATCAACTAGTTCAGCAATTTTTGAATCCGTATACGTTTTAGAGTCGTTGAGAGTTGTATCTTTGATTTTCTCAACTTCTTGCAATTTATCTTCTAACCCTTCAACATTTGCGATATTGATTTTATCCAACAACTCAGGTTCTGCTTTGATATCTGTATCTTTACCATCAATTCGCCACATTTTAGTGTAAGGATTGATTGATACTACAGTACCGTTTTTACCGGGTGTGCCTTGTTCTCCCTTTTTACCTGTATCACCTTTCGCACCAGGTTGTCCCGATTCGCCTTTATCACCTTTCGCACCTTTAAATCTACTTTCATTCTTTTCGATGTAAGAAATGACATCTTTATCTATTTTCTCTTTAAAGTCTTTGCTCAATAAATCTGTCGCGTTATCTTTTAAAATTCTCGTAATAGCATCATCTACCAATTTAACATCGATTTCTTTTGCTACAGCAGATTCAATACCACTATCAACGATATTGAAAGAAAAGTTTGCGACATGTATTTTTTCTTCTTCTTTCTCTAAAAACAGCTTACAGCGAACATAACCAGCGTGTTTGATAACCTTTTTAGGTATCTTGTAGGTAAGGAAACCTTTTACAACATCGTCGATAATAAGGGGCTCATTTTTGAATATAGAGCCATCTTCCATAAACAAATGTAATCTAGGTGTTAAGCCATGTGCTTTTAGATCGATACGACCTTGTTTGTCATTGATACCTATTCTTATAGATGCTGTATTTTCATCTTCAGTGTAAAATCGACAGCCAATGTCACCTAAGTCAACACCATCATTTTTTATTCTCGTTTCAACATCTTTTATTTTGTACATTTACACACCTCTTTATTTATATTTATCCCTTGTGAAGTAGATACCTTTTAAGCCGATTTGTTTATATAACTTAGCGATTGTATTTGCTTGATGTTGGCACCACTCTATAGCAGTAGCGTATTGGTGGGTAGCTGGATTCTTAGGATTCCATCTAATTCGGTACAATGTGTTTTGACCTTTATTGATGTAATCCTTTCTTACGAAGCTAGCACCGCCCATGATTGCTTTTGCTGGAGATGTCCAACCTTTATTCCTTGCAAACGTCATTGCGTAGTTAGGATTGTTGTCGTAAGCGCCAATGCCGAAGTAGTTGTATACTCCATCTTTTCCGTTAGCGAAGTTACTTGTTCCATATCCACTTTCTAAGAAAGCATGCGCGATTAAATAAATTTCATTAATGTTGTGCTTTTTACAAGCTTCTGCGAACGCTTTACCTTGATTATTCAATGTTCCCTTACCTTTAAGTATCTTATTAAGTGCGCTAACTGAAACACCTTGATACTTGCCTAAATTAAGCATTTGGTAGCATTGTGTGTTACTTTCCCATATACGCTTTACATTCATTGCTGAACTCGTTTGTGCTCGTGTAGCGTTAGCCCAACCCCAAGCATTAGATTTTTTCGGGTTACCTCTTGCCATTTGTTTATCCAGTGCTTGTTTGAATGTATAAGGACTCGTTTCTGTTATGATCTGCGGTTGTTTAGATGCCGAACCATTGTTGGCTGTTGGTGACGAGTCTCTTACATTAGCTATATCAGCGTTTTTATTATCTACCATAACTTTTATTCTAGATTTTGTTACTGTTGGCTTAGTTATAGAATTTAATAATTTTTCTCTGTTTTTAAATATATTAAGTAATGCCTTTTCTAATGCTTCGTATTTATCTTTAGGAGGAACACCGTTGTCAATCATATTCCAATTAACATGTTCCAACATTGAACGCCAAATGCTGTCGTCTACTTTTAAATTTTCAATACTTAGAGGTATCTCATATTTGGCCATCATATCTACAGCTACAACCATTGCGTGAATCTCATTAAAAATAAATTCATTTTTACTCGCACTATAATCTTCACATACGTCTATAACTATATAATCAGGTTCATTAGGAACTTCAAATACAGCTCTTCTAGGTGCCCAAATATTATGTCTATCAACATAAAAGTGGGGATATTCTACATCCTGTTTGTATTTCTTCCTACTGTTATATAAACTTTCTACCGAGCTCATCGTTTGTGCGTTTCTAATCATTATTCCTTTAGGTTTTTCGAGTCGTCGATTACCTTCTACTATAAAGTGATAAATATATTCTGGATAATTAACCTCTTGGCTAGAAATAGTGTACTTTATAGTTGTTACATCTTTCCAAATTGGAACTTTTTTATTATTTTTTTCGTTATCATCACTATCATCTTCTGGTTTAGGTGCCGGTGTAGTTTTGTCTGGATGATATGGTGGTCTAACAAAATATTTAACCCCTCCACCTGGTCCATCATGATAAGAGTGTTTAATTTTATAAGGTGGACTTCCTGTTGCGTTATTTGTATACCAGTTTTGATCTACGCCATACCAATAGTCTTTTGTGCATGGTCCCACTACAATGTTTACATGTCCTGCCCAACCACCAGTCCAAACACCCCAGTCGCCTGGTTGTGGTACAAAATCTTTTGTATTTCTAATTATCTTGAAATCTCTACCTCTATAATTGGATTTTTGAGCCATAGCATCAGCATTTCCCCATGTTCTAAACCCCCAATATTTATCGAGTAAATAATTAGGTAAATCCCAGCATTGTGCTCCCATTCCAGAACCAGGTACATCAATAGCTATTTTATTTTTAGCGATATACAAAGCCCACTCTACTACTTCACTAGCTGTAGGTTTTCTGTTTTTTGGATTAGGTAATCCCATGTATGCACCTCATTTCAATCAAAATAAAAAGCCAGTGCCGAAGCACTGACTCTTAACTGTTATTTACATTTACCAAACCAGAAGCACGCCCAGAAGCTATATCCTAAAATCCCTTTAAGCATGGTAATCACCTCCTTTAAATGCCAAAAATAGTTTTTAACAAGGCTATAACAAATGTACTTAGAATCGTCCCTATTAATCCTAGAATCCACATCTTGATGTCTCTAATATTTTTAGCATTTTTCTCTTTATTTTTTTCATCTTCTTCTTTGTCACGCCTTAGTTCTTCGAAATTTCTATCTAACTTGTCATAAATTTTTTCTTGCGTTCTCAGACTGTCTTCTATTCTGTCGAATTTTTCAAACATAGTCTTATCATTTTCTTCTAATCGCGTTAAACGCCAATCTTGTTCGTGTCGTTTGGTAAAGCCAAACATTACGCCACCTACTTTTTGTTAAATTAAAAAGCCACAAGCATTACACCTGTGACTTTTCATCTTTTGTTTCTGGATATTTTTCTCCAGTGATTAAAGCGTATTCTTCTTTATCGATTAAACCCTTGTCTACGTACCACTTAATTTGCTCGTTTTTATAGTAACCCCAAACATAAAAAGTTTTAATGTCTTTAAAAGTTGGATAAATCATCTTCATTATTTAAACGTCCCCCTCAGTACTTGTTTTGTTAGTTTTCAGTTCAGTCAACTGTTGTGTTAACATAGCGTTTTGTTGAGCTAATTCCATTGTTAATACGTTTACTTGTACCACCTGCATTTGCATACTCGCAACCATTCCGCGAAGTTCCTCATCACTTAAATCTGACGCACTTTGTTGGTTTGATGCATTCGGTACGTCTTCTTTTTCGAAATTGCTATTGTATTTAATTTCGCCGTTAGTGAAAACAAACTTTCTAGGTTCGAACTCTTCTTTAAATTTAATAGGCACATTGTTATCATCTACATCTAAACTATTGCGTAATCCGCCAGTATTAACGTATCCGATAACTTCGTTTTTATCGTTTACTGTGATTTTCATTATTTCCACCCCACAATTTTATTTATCGTAACTCTGTTTGCATTAGCACCAGAACCTGTTTTACTGCCTAAATCAAGGTACACATCGTTATCGATTTTTAACGTCGTACCACTTTCTTTAGTTATTAAGCATTCATAACTACCACCACCGTTACCGTCTGAGTCAACTACATTTGTTTTACTTAATTGAATCGCATTTGGTATAGAGGTTAAACTGAATGCTTCAATAACACCACCTGGATAAGTACCGCTTATGAATAGAATTGCATAATTTGTATAAGCTTCGGTTAAATTAATCCTTGTTCCTACACCGTTTGCAGCACCGTCGAATAACACGGCTGTTTTATGTTCGTTAGGTGTAGCCCATTGTGAATCTAATCGACCATTGGTGATTGATCGTGTATAAACTTTTTTAGAGTTTGAAGGTGTGAAGTTGAATAACTTATTTGCATCATCTTTAACAAATACTGATAAGTAGCCTTCGTAACTTTCAACAATACCTGGTAAATCAGGCACACTTGTTACGTAATAATTCCCAGCGCCCAATGCTTCTAAATTACCTTTGGCGTTATATAAGTTCTTTTGGATTGATTGACCGTTATGTTCTGTTAACTTATGTTGTTGCCAACTTATACTTTGTAACTTACCATCTACATACTGTTTAGCTTGATTCAGTGTGTTGTTAGATATTTCTTCAACAAATTGCTTAGTTAAGTTTCCATCATTCTTTTTATAAAACGGGTACCACGTGCCGTAGATTTTGTATTTTGTGTACTCATCGTTTGAATCATCTGGGTACCATGTTGCACGAGCAGTATTATTATCAACAACATAAACAACTAACACACCAGATTTGCTTGATGTATAAGTTGATTCATCGAACGAAGAACCGTCATCAACACCATCTTGTCCGGGCTTCTCTAACGTGCCTATATCCGCCTTTTCTGGCACATCTTTTGCATTAGTAATATGAATAATCATAGATGAGTTAGCGTGTCTTAAAACAGCTTCTATTGACTGTTCAGATGATTCGATCGCTTTACCGTAATCATCAGTAAGTTTAGACTTTTGCCAATTTGTTGTTGAATTACCCTTAACAAGGTCAGCGCCATTGATTTGTTGTTCAACTTCGTTAACACGTTCAAAAATCGCTTGCTCTTTATCAACAATTTTCTGGAACTCGCTATTTATATATTGAACGGCTTTGTCTTGTGTTGTTGTAATCATCTGTACCGCTTCATTTTGTTTGATTTCTAATCTTTGAATACCTTGATTAATACGACTATCAATTTCAGTAACCAACGATTTTGTATCACTCAAACTTTTCTTTAAGTCCTCAACTTCTTCTTTAACACTTTCTGTTAAGTCCTGAATTGATTTGATATAAACTAGCTTTGTTTTACCGTCAAAATTACTAATTAGATCATTCTGGATATTGAAGCTAAATTGACGCTCTACAATTACGTTATTGCTACCGTTTTGAGTAAAATATGCTTGCGCATGTACGCGTCCAGTGTATTTTAAGAACTCATTTGGGATAACGTATTGCATTCGTCCGTTAATTGCATCAACAATTGTAAGTTCATCACTAATATAAGCGCCGTGTTCATCGTCGAAGTTATCCGTCTTAAGCACAATACTAGTCATCGCATTATGTTTGCTGATTGATAACGGCTTATTATTCTTAGTTACTGCAAAATTTAAAACACCAGTTCCTCTATCTGATTCATAGAAACTGATGTTTGTGTCAATAACCGGATTATATTGTGATGTTGTTTGTAACTCGATTAAGTTATCATCTTTCGAAAAATTATCTACTACCATTATTCAACCACCTTTCCTTCGAATAAACTCCATTTACCAACGCCACCAGTACCAAAGTTTCTAACTAAAAATTGATGTGCAGACGGGAAGTTATTACGTCTTAATACTTGTGTTGTGTTACCTGGTGTATTCGATTTTACTTCTAATATCCAACCTGCAATACCTTTAAAGTCTTTAGGAAAATCAGTAAATCGGTTTGATTCTTCAGTAGTGATATAGAAATCTAAACCAACGATTTTTAAATCTGATAATTTTGTAATACTCTTAGGGATATGTTCCCAATAACCGGCGTTTTGCGGGCAGAAATTCCATGCTCCGTTGTTTTTCTTATTGAAAATGTCAATGACACGTTCGAATTTAAGCATATTTCTACCTGTGCTGTTTCTGGTAAGTACTTGTCTTAGAGCACCATTATAGTGTCCAGGCAGTACATCAAAGAACCAACCTGCATCTCTAAACGCTTTCGGTAACGGGAAATCTAACGCATTTTGTGTGTCTTGCGTATAGATATAGTAATGACCAACTTCCGTAATATCACTTAGATATGCTGGGTTCTGTATTGGTAACGGTTTAACACGTCCGCCTGAATCAGTCATTGATACTTGAGGCGCGATGTTTTTCAAGAATTGGTTAACACCTCTTTGGCCGATAGAATAAATTGAGTGATGTCTGTTGTTACCTGGTCCAATAGTTACCCCAATTAAAAGTGCTTTACGTCCTGTTTCTAGATCGTAATACATATCTAGACCCTCAGCCTCTTGGAAATCTCCTTTAAAGTTGTTATTCACACCGCCTATATCGATACGTCGTTTAAATAATAACTCTTTTGTTTTGATATCGAAGCCTTGTAAGTAATTAGGGTTCGCTGGTTTTGAATCACCAGTGTACCAATATAAGATACCTGCATCATAAGTGATACCTTGCATAGGTTGTGTATCTGAAGTGTATTCCATAGGTATATCCATTTGATACAATACTTTGTCTATACCTTTATCAATATCGTCAGCACTTCTAACCTCAACAAAGTTCAACGAATTCTTAAGTTGTCTTTCAGAAGCTTTATATTCACGTCTGAAAATCATTAAATTTTCTATAGGATTATAAATCGCTGATGTATATCTGTCGTTAAATATATTCGGCATGACATCTTGCATTTCATTACCATAAGTTATTTCTCCAGTTCTATATTGGAAACGTACAAACTTGTTGTTTTCGTTAGCGTCTAACACTGCTGAATAAATCCATAACTCATTGCCGATATATCTATAGGCGTTGTGTGTGCCGTGACCGCCATTTTTAACAAGCAATCTATCAATAAATTGTCCATTAGGCTTCAATCTAGATAACATGTAATGATTGCCCGGACGCGCTTGTGTCATATAAATAATTTTTGTTCTAGGGTCTACCCAAAATGATTGCATTACTGCGTTAGTATATGGCGATAAATCTGTGATGAATTCCGGTTCTTGCTCTTTTGGTTCGAATCGGTATTCTGTAGCTCGATATTCTTTATAGTTTTCATCTACAGCTTTCTCAACCTTTTTAGTGAAAGCATCTAGTGTTGAATAATCATGATACAAACGATCTTGCAATGTCTTATGATCATAACCAGTATTATCAACACGCGCGTCTTTTACTTCGTTGATACCGTCGCCGTTATGACCTAGTACCATATTGCTGAAACGGCCGTTTAGATACGTTAAAAAATCAGAGACGCTACTTGTGACATTTAAATGCTCATACTTTATTTGCTCTCCATTATGTGCAAATACCTCTTTATTTCTATGGTATTCAAGAGAGAAATTAAAATCAGTCAGCATGTCTGAAATAAGCTTGAAATTATACTCATTTTCATCTACATATCTGTAATCGAAAACTCTACTTAAGTCTGTAATTAATTTGTTATCCATGTCTTCCTCCTTTTCTATCCGTAAAACTGGTAATAATTTTTAATAAGTTCGTACATAATAACTTCATGACCCCTCTCGTTCGGATGCAATCCGTCTGGCATACTTGATTTTCTGAACGCTGGATTATATGGCTTAAAATAATCTGTATGATAGGCATCATATACTGGTACATCCAATTCACTACAAGCCAATATCTGAGCATTGACATAATCCTCTAAAGTTAACCCTAGTTTGTTTTTGTCCGTATCTTTACGGCGTATCGTTGTACCACTCATAGGGCATTGCCTAGTAGCTGTCATTACAAGTATTTTTGAAGCTGGATTATTTTTCCTGATAACTTCAATTGCAGAACAAAAGGCGCCGTAAAACGTTTTAGTGTCGGTTTTATCAGTGCCTATCGGTACGCCTGCCCAATAACCATGTAACCAGTCATCATCTGTACCTTGTAATATGATTAGGTCTCCTCTTATTTGCTCTGCTTGTCTATAAATGCTGTTTTCTACCGCTTCTTTACCTATTGGAACTGTTGCCATTGTTGCACCACCTCTTGCAAGGTTGGTCGTTTTAGCTTTTAACTTCTTGCCTAACATTTCTGTGAAATTAGTTTTCGCATGTGATCCTCTAGCTACAGAATCGCCAATCGTTCCAATCGTTTTTACATCTTTAATGTTTGATTTATCTATAAAATCATGAACGATAGTGCCGTCAGATGTAGTCACAGTTTTAGAGCTTACCTTCTGTTGTTTATCTTCAATCAAATCAGTTCTACTCATCAAATCGAGTGTTGATTTAGCTATTGATGCAACTTTAGATTTTAAGTTTTCTGCCGCTTTACTAGGATTGGAAAGATTAACGTCATTTAATCCAGAAACATAGTTAGCTGCAGTATTAACTTTTTTCATATATCGTTGTTCTCGATTAAACTCACCAAGCGTTACATCTTGCTTAACAATTACATTGTTTATACCCCTAATCGTTTTAACTTGTACTATACGGACTAAATCATTCAAACCTAGTTTGGTAGATTTTATTTGTACTATGTCTCCGGGTTGTGGGTCTGCTTCTGGATATGATTCTCTTAACACCAAAAAGTCCAAAGACAAAGATTGTTTTAACGACTTTTTCAATCTCGATTGTAATTCTTTATCCATAGTTTCTTGGTCAGTCACTTTACCATCTTTAAATGGTTCTGCGTGGATGTCGCCGTATATTTCAGCTAATGCACTTCTAGCTTCCATTACGAGCCCAGCGTGTTCGAATGTTTCTTCACCTGAATAATTACCATATCCTCTAATGAAGGTGGCGAAATCACTTGCATCTTCCTCGAGTTTTATAGCGTTGGCGTTGACTTCGTCAGAAATAAAATAAGACGCTTTTTGATTTGCAAAAGGCGTCAATACAAACTTATATCTGTCTTTCTTTTTGTCATACGTTATTTTATATTCTAAACCGAAATGTTCTAATCCCTTTTTAAACATTTCTAACCTTGTGTCGCCTTCACCACCATTTTCAAACTTCGAAGACTTAACCTTACCTTCGACTTCAAAAAGCATTCCAGTACCTTGAAACACAATGTTAAAATATCTTTCTACTGTAAAAGATCCTGTTACATTAACATAAATCCTATCAATCATTAACTTGTCTATAGGAATCTCTCTAGCAGTACATTCAACCAGTTGTCTGTCGCCTTCTGATTTCCTATCAATGACAGTTATTACATATTCTTTCTTGTCGTTTTCACCTTCGACATGACTAACAATCCATCTTTTCCCTATAGCGTTAATAACTTCATAAGTATATTTATTTTCTAGAATATCAAAAGTTAATACACCGTCAGCATTAACTTTTTTTACTAAAGTTGTTTCTACTGGTACAGGTGCGCCATTACCTTTAGGTGGTTTAATAGTTATTGTCATTCTGACACCTACTTATAATAAAATTTCAAATCAAACTGAACTTTTTGAACTGTTTGATTAAACTCAAATTTATTAGCTCCGTATTTAAATTTTGGTTGGGCTATGTTCGTTTCAGTGCTTATTTCGACACCGTTTTTATAAACTCGAAAGCTATCATAAACAATTTTGTCTCCAGCTTTTAGTTTAATCCCCTCAATTTTCATTATTTCAGCATGCGTTAAATTCCATACAAACGATTCTGTATCTTCGCCTAAAATAATTGTTATCTTTTTATACATGTTGAATTGGTCGTTAGGAGCACTACCATGATAGTAAACTGTACCTTTGCTCAAATTTTCAAATGTATACTTTCTTTTGTCTCCGCCTGCATGCCAATCAATATTAAAATCAAACGACCACAATCCAACCTTTTTGTTTTCTTCTAACTCTAGGCTTATTCCAATACTTTCGCCGTATGGTAATTCTGTAGTTTCGAATTTTAGTTCAAAAGAAACTTTATTATCTTTTTGTTTAGGGTTTATAACTCCGTTAAAAATAACTTTATACTGTTTACCATTTACATAAATTTGTTGATCGTGTCTTGAATATTCATAATCCGGGAAGTTGTTTTTATCTAATTTCACGTAATCATCAGAAGTTGGTTGAGTAAACCTGTAATTCAACTCTTCTTTTCTTCTTATTTCTCGTAAATACATAGGTTCTATGTCTGTCGTTAACCTATACAACATATCTCGCATATAAGCAATGTCTGAACGATTTTTAACTTTACAAAAACAAGAAACAACTATATCTCTACTGATATAATTGCTCCCCATTAATATACGACCGTTCATATTTTCTTTGTCTTGATACTTTGTGTTGATTTGCATGCTATCAATTACTATATCGTTAACGATAAACCCGTATTCACTTAATTTGATTACAGTACCATCTTTTTTTGTTAATTCTATGTCCATTTGTAACCTCCTTTATAAGTAATACTCAGAATTGCGTTTAGCATTTCTGCCGTTAACAATACTAGTAAGCGCATCGTTATTGACATCGAATTCAACTTTAACAGTTTTCATGTTCGGTGATGTTTCAATAGAATGTGTGTGTTGTACTTGCGCATTTATATTTCCACCTAAATTACTTAAGTTTCCTGTAATACTAGAAATGTCAGGTGCGTTTAATGTAGGTTGAAATGCATCAACTACTTTATCTGCAACATTAGAAACATTACGGATAACTTTACTTGAATGATTATCTATACCTTTAACGAAACCTAGCATTGAATACACACCAACATCCATGAATTCACGTGAAGGTGAGTGAATACCCAAAGCACTTTTAGCTGCATCTAAAGCTTTCTTAGCAACATTTTTAGCCGCATCTACTAATTGGCCAGCCATTTGTCCAATACCTCTAATTAAACCACGGATCATATCAGCACCTGCAGACACAAAATCTCCTATAAAGCTTTTTATTTTATTTACTGCATTTGTCATACCTTGACTAACTTTGTTTACAACATTAACGAATCCTTGAATAACTCTATTAACAAAGTTAATTAGCGTACTTGTTATAGTAGATACCCATTGCATACCTTTAGTCACGATGAAGTTCCAAGCTTGAGACATTTTGTCTGATATAGTTGATACAACTTGTGTGAATATGCTTACAACTTTATTCCAAATTGTCGTTAATATACCAGATAAGAAACTCCAAATCGTATTCCATATATTAGAAATAAAACTCCATGCCGCTTGTAACGCAGTAGATATAGTTGTAGTGATAGCGTTCCAAACCTTAGTTGCCACAGTAACTATAGTGTTCCACAACGTTTGTAAGAACGTCCAAATAGCGTTCCAAATTGTCATTGCGATAGTCATAATTGTGGTAAATACTGTAGTTATTACAGTGACTAACAAATTCCAAATCGTAGTAGCGATTGTAATTATCGTGTTCCAGATTGTACTTAAGAATGTCCAAATAGCTGTCCATATCGTCATAACTATTGTCATTATCGTCGTGAAAACAGTTGTGATGATTGTAACTAAAAGGTTCCATACCGTTGTTGCAATAGCGATAATTCCATTCCATAACCCTTGTAAATAAGCGGCTATTTGATTCCAAACAATCATTATAAAATTGTATACATTAGTTACTGCTGTAGTGATAGCTTTTAAAATAGCATTCCATACAACCGAAGCTACAGTTTTCAACACATTCCAAACTGTAACCATAAACGTTTTTATCGCATTCCAAGCATTTATAATAAAGTTTCTGAATCCTTCATTTTTATTCCACAATAAAACGAATATAGCTATTAATGCAGCGATTACACCGATAACTATTGTTATTGGACCACCTAAAATACCAAACACAGTTACTAGTCCTGTGATAGCATTTCTAATTAATCCAATCTTACCGAATAACAATTGGAATATAACTGATATAATTTTTAATGGTCCTTTTAATAACATGAACGCACCTTTTAAAATTGTTAATCCCGCTCTTAATAAACCGAACTTACTTACTAACGCAATGATTCTACCTATTAATCCGCCACCCATAAAGTTAGATACAGCAAGAATAATCGGTATTAAAAATCTAAATGCACCAACTAAAGTTATAATGACACCAACTAATTGTGCTGTAGCTGGATGCGCCTCAAACAAGTTAGCTATCCAACCAGTTATTGCTACTGCAACGCGTAATACTGCACTAGCTATAGGAGCCATCGCTGTTGCGAATGCAACTAATCCTCTTGCAATGTTCCCAATTAATTGCATTATTAGTGGTCCATTAGTTTGTATATAACTGACAAAGTCTTTAAACCCTTGAGATTGTCCTACTTGTTCAGACCATTCCCTAAACTTAGCTGTCATTTGTTCAAGAGATTGGAAAATGCCAGTTGATGATCCACTGAATGCATTCATCAAATTGTTAATTCCAACGAAAACATTTTTAAAAATATTACCAATGATAGGTAAGTTTGTTTTTGTGTATTCAATAAAACGAGTTATCGAATTTTCTCCAGCTGCACTATTAGCCCAGTTAGAGAAAGATTGACCTAATCTATCCAACCAATCAGCCGACCATTGAAACAGTGGTGCTAATTGTGTGAATACATTGACTAATCCATCACCGAAACCGCCTGCAGCACTTAATAGCTTGTTAAATACCGAAACACCAGTTGTATTCATCATGTTGAAGAACCTTGATGCTACACCGCTATTTTGAGCCCATTTAAACACACTTTGAGACACCTCTTCCATTCCTCTTGAAATACCACTAAAAAAAGGTTGTAAGCTCTGCATTGCTGTTTTAACAGTATTTAAACCGTTTGCAAGAGTTGTGAATATAGCGGATTGATTTTGCTTTATAATATCAGTCCATGCTGACTTTACGCCATCTAAAGCTTTTTTGTATTCGTTTGTTGCTGAGCTAGCTTGTAAAGTGCCGTCACTAAGCATCTTTATAGCGCTGATAGCCATTGCGCCAAATGCTACAAAGCCAGCGCCGGCTATTGCTACCGCACCACCTAAAGCAAGTACACCGCCAGTTAACACTTTGATAGCGTTTAATAGCGCAAATACTACAGGTACTACGCTCGCTATTACAGGTATTAAGACACTAAAAGATGAAGTTAGTAATCCACCAACCATATTAGAACCTACAGTACCGAACACACGGAACATATTAGCTAAATTCCCCATCTGTCTTTGGAAATTGTCGTTTGCTTTTATTATGTAGGCATAAGCTTTCTTTAAACCATTAGTATCGACATCTACCTTTGTTGTTTTTTTGTTCGGCAATGCGTCTAATGATTTTTTAAACGCATAAATAGTTGGTATAGAAAGCCCTGTATCTACATCTAGTCGAGATCTAGTTTTGTTTGGAATACTTTTAAGCTCTTCTTTAGTGCGTTTTATTTTAGAGTTAGCAACACCATTGTCCACGTCTATAATAGCTTTGGCTTTAGACCTATTTAATGCTTCAAGACTAGCTTTAGATACTTTTAACACTCGATTGAATTTACTGTTATCTGCATTGACGTCAATACTGATACGCTTCTTTTCTAGTTCGGATAACTTAACTTCTGCTTCAGCGATATCTTTAGTTAACTTTTGTTTTTGTAGTTTAACCTCAGGGCTAGCTTCTTTGGAGTTAAGTTTGTCTAGTTCAAAATTTGATTCTAATATCTTTTGTTGTAAGTCTTGTATACTAGCATCTAATTTAGCTTTTACATTTTTGTTGCTAAAGGCATCTAAAGACTTTTTAGCAACCTTGATAGTTTTTTGTAATTTTTTATCGTTAGCGTTTAATTCAACATCTTTAGTTTGATCTGCTACTCGTTTAAATCTTTGCACAGACTTAACCGCACTATCAATTTGCCTTTTGAATTTGGCTACACTAGCTTCAATAGTCGCTTTAATTTTATATTCCGTCACATTAACACCTCTCTTTCTATTGCTTATTAAATTCTGCTATAACTTTAAAGAATTCATTATTTTGTGGTTCGTATTCATCACGTTCGCTACTAAATCTTATATCTTTACCTTCGTTAAGCCGTTGGATATTTTCTTCATAAGGCAATACGTCGTTTGCGTTGTTAAAAACATATTCCTCTTTAGGTTTATTTTCTGTCCCAACATTTTTAGTAGCTGCAGCATCACGAATAGCAAACGCAAGTTTGTAACGTTCGAATTCTTGGGTTAGCATTTCATACTCTTTCGCATACATTCGATAGTTATATTCTGTTAATGTCATTTGCTCAATAACGTTCAAATCTGTAATACCAAGTGTTGACATACAAGTTATAACGATTCTGTCGTAAGTTATTACGCTTCCGCTGGTTTCTCTTCCGCTTCCACTACTTCGACTAGGTTTCGGGTCATAGGTCGCTTTCCCAACTCCGTTAAAATATCTGAACCGAATTCTTCTAGTCCGATATTTTCTGCGATTTCATCTAGCGCTTCATCAATGTTATTAATAGTAATTGCTTGTTTTTTCAAGTGAGATGTAGCTGCAATTAAAACTTCGCCAATCACAACAGGATTTCCACTCTCTAAACCTACAGGCAACATTGATACACCTTGACCGATAGAAGCTTGCTCAACTTTTAAACCTAATCGGTTATCGATTTCTCTTAAAAATTTAAAACCAAAACTTAATTCTAATGACTTTCCGTTAATTTCTACATTCATAACTTAAAATCTCCATTCATGATTAATTTAAACAAAATAAATAGGGCTTAACGCCCTATTTTTATACCTCTCCTGGTGTAACCGTTGATGAATCTACCTTAGGTTGTGGAATTGCTGTTAAATCTTCGCCAGTTAACGCATCTGCTTTTGTAGTGTCATGGAATCTGTATCCAGTCGCCTTAAGTTTCTTTGTTACAGCCTCAGGTAGTGTTGCAAATCCACGTTGGAAACGACCATTCACTCCATATTCATATTCATATTCATCAATACCGTTAGCTTCTGCTTTTAATTCAAATTTATTGTGGAAACCTTGGAAATATTTCGCTTTAAATTTAGTAGCATCTCCATTTTTGCCTGGTATTCTACTTTCAACTTCCCAAGCCTCATACAATACGCGATCTACAACTGCATCTTCAATTTCATCTGCAAAATCGTCACCATAAAACATTTTAGCAGTACCAGACATTGTTGATTCAACTGAACCACCAGTGTTATAAGACCCATCCATCGTATCCTCTGTATCTGTATCAGCTTCATGTGATAAGCCGTATTCAGTTAAAAAAAGCATTTTAGTAGCATCTACTTTTTCGCCAGCTTTTCTAAACAAAATAATACGGTCATTACTATTTTTCATATTCGCCATTCAATATTCCTCCGTTTTTTAAAATGTTTTGTAAGATATCGTTATTGATGTGTGTAGCAATTCTTGATTAGTAGTATCATCGACTAACTGTGCGATGTTAGTATCATCTTCTTCAAAGTCATAATCGTTTGTTTTAACGCTAGGTGTTAAATCATCGATACACCTTTTAACAAGTCCGTCATGATGTCCTAAATCATCGCTTACACTCCAAATATCAATAACTAAATTCGTATCGCCAGAATAACTATCAAACGTGTACTTACTTCTATTTGACTCCGGCATTTTTATTACAAAAAAAGGATACGGAATCTCTTGTTGCATCTCTTTACGAGAAATAACAGGGAATCCATATCCTTGTAGCGTTTCATACGCTTTATTATAAAGTTGTAAGTTCGGTGTCATGCTTTTATCTCCTATTCAAACAACGCTTTCAATTCTTCTACAGTTGATTTTCTTATTACCTCATATACTGGCCACATAAAAGGTTCTGCCTCCATGTATCGAGTACCAAACTCTAAGAAACCACTATAAGCTGCATGCGATGTGATAGTGTATTGCAAATCGCCAGTTTTTTTATATCTGATATTGCGTGATAAATTACCAGTCCAATAACCCTTATTCATTACTTCTCTAGCTTTCAATTTAGCTCGTACTACATATTCTTTGGCGTTTTCCTGTAAAATATCATCTACATCATCATCAATGTTGGTTTTCATATCGTGAAATTGGTTTAACAGTGCGTCTAATCCATCTATATTCATCAATTGACCTCTTCGATATAATATGACGTTTCGTGTCTGTATATCCTTGTATCAACTATCTTGTAGCGAATGCCATTAACCAACACGTGGCTAACAGGGTAAGATATTGATTCTTTTATCCTCAGAACACTTACATCGTTTTTTACATCACCAAATTCAAGTTGCTTTCTTGCTCTAGAAATGGGGTTAATATTGCATGGTATCGCATCATAAGTGATTAGTGTGTTTTCTTTTTTGCTAGTTTTAGGATTGTAAGTTGCTACTTGTTCTAATTGAAAAATAACTCTATCTTCATATCTCAAAAGAACACAGCCCTTCCTTTTTTAGTTCTCGTTCTAGCATTAAAGTAATTATCAATAATAGCTTCATACTCCTTGAAATCGTTCAATTCATACGCATTGCTACGTCCGTCAACCGCTTCTGATGTCATACCTTCAGCACCAATCCTGTTGTAGCGTTTAACTGCAACTTCTTTAATCATGTAACTAAACCTTTCCGGTATTTGTTCAACTTCAATAGGTAACATTGATAACAACTGGCTTTCACAACTTTTTATGATTTCTTCTAATTGTTCATCTTGCTTTTCATCTTTAAGACCAATACGTTTTTTTACATCAGCTAGCGTAGTCATATAACCACCTACTCTAGTGACTCAAAAGCATTGATAATTTCAGCTTTTGTTTGTTTTTCATCAACTTGTAAGCCAGCAACACTTGCTATTTCGACAAGTTCTTTTTTGGTTAATTTGTCATTTACAATGTAAATCATTTGTATGTTGCGTTTATTTTCAACACTAGCTAAAGCTTTGATACGTTCATCTGTAGGATTATAACCTTTACGAGGGTAGACATGCCCTTTCATATAGACATGTCTGTTATCTTCTAAATCTGTAAAATCTACTTTAACAATTCCAATGATTTCGGGCATGTTACCACTCCTAATTATTTATTAAACTTCTCCTGGAACTGAATCTGTTCTTTTGTCAGCAGGAACTAACTTAGCAAACGCTTTATCATCAGCAATATGCAATGCTACATGCATAGTTGCACGTAATGCCACCATGTCTTGTTCAAACAAGTTTACAGGTGTGCCATCTTCGTTTTTAACTGTAGATAATTGTGCAGTTTCATCGATTTTGTATTCGATTAATTGAGGGATACCATAAATCAATTTGTCGAAGTCACCAGTGATTAATTCACCACGTTTTAAGTTGCTTGATTTAAGGTTAACCACAGGTAGACCGTCTAACGAATCACTGTTACGGTCATAAATACGTTCTTTCGTTTCAGGATCTACAATTTTACGTAACAAGCTTCTGTTTTGTGTTTTTGAGATAAACGCATTTGCTTCTAATTCGTCATCTTCAAGTAATGCCTCTAAATCAATAATGTTATCTTGTGTGAAGTCACCTTTAATAACCTTATTAGTTTTTTCAATTGATTGTGCAATTGATTTACCGAATGGATTGTTACCTTGATTCAAAATACCCGCCTCGTCAAACTTTTTATAGAAAGCTTCAGCAATCATAGGTTTCATTTCTTCAAAGAATTGTGAATAAGTGTAATTCAAGAATTCTTTTGTTACTGGTAAGATAACCCCTAATTTAAACGCTCTCATTGTAGCATTAACCCAAGTAGCCTTAGACGTTTCGATTTTTTGACCTTCACCTACCCAGTAAGCACCTGGTTTATCAGCCCAAAAAGTAAACTTCTTCTCAGTACCTTCCATTGGTTCGTACTTACCTAATTGCATGATTTTAGAGTTTTCCATAACCTCTTGTAAGATAGGTGTTGTAAAGTCGTTTAACAACGTGCCATCTTTCTTTTCATGCATCATTACATTGTCAGGGTTAAATACTTGTGGTTTAACATTGTTACTCGCAAAATGTTGCAAATTTAATTTTAATTTTTGTGTTTGTTCCATTTAAATGCCTCCGTTAATTTTTAATAATTCTTTTTTGTCTAGCTATTTCAGCTAAGTTTTGCGGTTTATTTTTAGTCGAGTGATTAAATGAATCTCCACCAGTCAATGGCGATTGTCTAGCGTTAACCTTAACCGCTTCATTAACCGCTTTTTTTACTGCATTAGAAAAAGCTTCAACATTCAATTTAGTTTGTTCAGCAGTATCTGTTACAACTAAATTAACAACCTCGTCTGATGAATCAACTTCTGCTTCGCTTAACATTTTCCTTGCTTCTGAACGCATTTCATTTAATTGTTTTTCTGAGCGTAATTGCTCCAGCTCTTTTTCCAATTGTTTGCGTTCATATTCATCTTTTTGATCCTTGTTCATTTTCGCTAATTTAGCAGCTTCTTTAGCGGCTTCTTCTGCTTTTTCTTTTGCATACTCATCAGCTTTTTTCTTTTCGTGGGCTACACGACGTTCAAGTATTTCATCAACTTTCTTTTGTTGCTCTGGCGTGAAAGTTATTTCAGTACCTTCGTCATATTCTTTCTTATCAGGATTTCCTTTTTTACCATCTCCGCCTGGTTCGTCCGGATCATTTGATTGGTCTGCAAAAAATTGCAAATTAAACTTAAGTTTATTTTCTTCCATGAGATATACCTCCATTTATAGTCTGTCGACTGTTTTTCCATGCGTGCTTTTTATGTCATCAGCACGTTTTGGACATAAAAAATAGCCAACACAATTAAGTGCTAGCTATTAAAAGAGTGGTTCGTTATATTTCGGTTTTTCTTTATTGGCTAATACTGCCGACCTTACGCTGTCTAAGTTTGCATCAATAATAACTGTTTCGTTTCGCTTTTGTAACTCTTTACGTATACCTTTTAACTCTCTTGCTATGTCTCTAAAGTATTTGTCAGTATTGCTCATACCAATATCCTCCAAACACTTAATTTACTATCATACAATGCTAACTTGCCTTTAAAAACTTTTACTTTTAAATCAATCATCGCTTTTCACTTTTCCTCCGAAGTATTTTGTTTTTCGTTTCTTGTTTGGTTTTTTCGGCCACATAGATTTAGGTAGTAATGCACAATCTGAACGACAATTGATATGCATAGGGTAGAAATTAACACCAATTTTAGCGTCTTTAACTTTGAATATTTCTCCATTAAGCCCCTTGCATACTTTAGTTGTTCTATTATCGATTTTTGCAATATACATATAATATCCTTCCGGTGAAATTTCTTTCATGCTGTCAATGCTTGATTGTGCGTGAACACGTGCCGATTCCGTATAAAGCAATGATTTAATTGCTGCGGTCTTTTGTCGTGCTGTGCCTTCGAATTTATTTAAGTGCTTGCGCATATCTTTAACATATTCATTAGGATGTCGACCTCTAATAACTACATTAGCAATTATTTCTTCTACTTCTTGTTTCATTGCTTCGGTATTAGTCCATAATCGCTCTGACCAAACGACACCATGAAATTGTGTATCAACGATTGTATCTATAACTTCTTTAGCTACTTGTACACCTTCACCTAAAATACCCGCTTGATCACTGAACACACGATAAGCTGTTGATTCGAAATATTCCCTCATCGATAATTCTGTTTGAGCTGTTGCATAAGCAATTAAGAATTCTATTTGAATCTTTAACATCTGTTCTCTAGATACATACATCTTAGTGTTATACTTCTTTAATTCTTCATTTGCTCTATCGCTAAAGTCCTTGTTTTCGACCAATCTTTTTGCTTCTTCTTGAAACGCTTTTACATCGAACTCATCAATAATCTTTTGTGCTTCTTGTAATGTAACGCCTGCAAAATCTCCGTACTTAACAATAAACGCATTGATCTCTTTTTCAATGCGCTTAATCATCATATTCAATATACGTTCTATTTCTTCAGCTTTAGTTTTATCACGCTTCAACTCATTCTCGATTGCTTTGCGTCCGCGTTCTTCCCAATATTCTTGAGTGTTTTTGTTAGGCAATTACAATCATTCCTTTTTATCAACAGTATCTTTTGTATCATCATCTTGTTCGTCATCATTGATGTCTCTAGGGTCTTTATAAATGCCTTTTTGAGCTTTTTTAATAGATTCTTTCTCATCTTCTTCTATTTTCTTGACTTCTAATTCAGGGTCTTGGAAGAACGAGAATAGAGACATTAAAGTTGTTTGGCTAATCTTCCCGCCAGAATCAATATAAGCTTTTAATTCTTCAATCAATGATTTAGGTAAGTTTCTGTTGTATACGTATCTAACAGTATTGAAATCTTTGTTAGCGTCAATCGACCGTGTATTTTTAAGTATTGTCTCTAACAACTTAGCACGACGTCTTAACCCTTTAGTAAACAATCCTTCTTTAGTTTTAGTACGTTGTTCCAATCCAAATAATTTGTATTTCATTGCCTCGCCCGATTGAGTGCCACTAAAGTTATCATCTTTCATGTTAGGCGTGTTGGTAAACATGTGTATATCACTGTTCAAACGGTCTTTATAAGCTTCGGTACCTTGTACATCGTATTGCTTATAAATATAACCACCGTCAACTGAACCTTCTGTTTCTCTACCTTCGCTATCAGCATAAACAGTCGGTTCTAAAAACAACACGTTAGCTTCCTTTTGTTTTCTAACTTCTACAGGATCTAAATTTAAATTACCTTTAATAAGTAACATAGCGTCATTTAAATCACTCATATAGTTAGCAGTATCTGATTCAGCATTATCATACAAATCAATTAAAGTGATTACTTTCTCATAATCCCCTTTTCTTCTTTCGTTGTTGCTAAATTCTGTAATAGGCATACGTTCGAAAGAGTGTGATTCAAAAACGTTTTCACGCGGTGTGAGCTTCAATCCATTTGTTCTACTGGTAAGATATCTATAAACGCCGTGAGAAGTAAATAAATCAACTGTAAACACTTCATCTTCGTCAGTCTTGTCTATTGGTTTAGTTCTTAAATATCTAACGCCTACGATACTATTACGTTCAATTGTATTGTCGTATATGACAAAAGTACTCATTGCATCACTCTTGTATAAACGCGTTTCATCATCTTGGTTTCTAATCATTAATTCATAAGCTTTACCATAAATTGACAAATCTAATCCTAAAGATCTATTGTGCGACTCAACATCATTCAAATCATTGAACGCCTCAATAGCTTCTAATACATCTTTGTCATCATCTTGATATTGAATTGGATTACCTAAGAAATAACCGTTAATAAAATCGCTAATATAAGATGCGTAATCATGCGCTACACGGTTATCTGCCATGTACTCTTCTTTGCGTCGTGTTAACTCAACCAGATTCTTAGTTTTACCTTCGTAGTAATCACTCAACACTTTTAATCTAGGTCGTTGGTAATCCATGTGATGTTCAATGTATTTACTTACTTCATTAACGTTTTGTAATAAATCGGATTCCGTCCCGTCATATGTGTAAACAACATTAGCTTCATCGTTAAACAAGTAATTTCTGTTTTCTCGTAAATCAGTATCCGTTTCAAATTCGTTTGCCTTTAACATTTGTTCCCTCCTATAATCCTAGAGATTTTATTGTGTCAACTTTCGAACTGACATTTGTGCGTTTTCTAACCGGTCTGTAGAATCGTTCCACTGAATAACGCAACGAATCGATACAATGATTGTATGTATCTACTGGTTCATTGGTATATTCACCTGTATCTTTGTCCTTTTGCCATGTGTAGTTGTCAAACTCTTCAATAGTCTTGAAACAACGTTCATCAACAATGATTTCAAATTGCATTAAGAATTGTAACCCTTGCACAACCGAGCCCTTCCCTTTTTTGGTTGGTAAAATCCTTTTAAGTCCTAGATTCCTTAATTCAGCTATACTTTTTTGTTCTGCACTATCTGCTGTAATTTCTTCTTTAGCATAACCAAGTTGCTTTATGACATTAGCTATTTCATCATTCAGCATACCTTGTTTAACATACTCTTCAATGATGTATAATTTCTTTTTCTTTACATCTATTTTAGAATGTATAAAAGCACTAGGATCATTAACGTAGCCAAAGTCCAATCCAAAATAAGAAGGTAAATGTCTTAACTCATCTTTATTTATTAAACGTTTTTCATACTTAGGGAAAACCAATTTGTCTAATGTAGCAAATTCACCTAACGCATAAATTTTGTAATATGCTGGATTACGATTTGCTAACAACTCTAAGTTTTGTCGTGTCATTTCATCAAGAAACTTATTATCTCGATAACTAGATTGTCTAATCATGACATTTTCCATTGGTTCACCATGTTCAAAGAAATACTTATAAACCCAATTCAGTTTAGATACTGGGTTAAACATCAAAAATATTTGCTTATTCACGTGTTTACGCTCCCTCAAACGCAACGTTAATTGCGTGTAATCATTTAGTGTGAATTCAGAAGCCTCTTCCATTACTATGTCTGATATGCCTTTTATCGACTTTATTTTCTCCGGATTATCCAATCCTTTAAACAAAAAAACTGCGCCGTTTGGCAATTCAACTTTGTTATCAGTCTTATTCCAAAGGCACATGTCCCAAATACCGAAGTTTATCAAACAATCTTTGACATCTTCGAATAAACTATCTTTAATTGTTGATTGGACTTTTCTAAGCCATAGTATACGCCTAGGATATTTCCAGTCTTGCAATGCTTTGAGTACAACTTTTTGTATAACGCCGTGAGACTTACCGCTCGAACCTCCACCGTAATGTACTTCAGTGAAGTTATCGTAATTGGTTAGTATTTCGAATATGTTTCTATTGAAAACATTAGATGGTTTGTTAAAGTTTAATTTAACTTTCGTCATCGTACTCACCAATATTAATCTCAATATTCTTCTGAGTAATTTCTTTTTTATCGATATACGCACCATGTACTTTTAGTATGTGGTCAATAGATCTCTGACGCTCTTCAAAAGTTGGTGTGATTGTGTAAGTAACCTCTTTTTCCACTTCATCGTTTAAATGGTCATATTTCTTACTGTAAGCCTCTTGAGGTTCTCCTCTAGCAATAGAAGCAGATAACGCTAAAGCTTCTGTAATACTCATTAAACGCTCTTCTTGTATCTGTTCTAATCGTTCTTTAATATATTCCGAAACATTAACATTTCTTAACAATCGACTTGCTAAAGACTCTGCTGTTTTCTTACTATAACCTGCTGAAATTGCTGCTTTTTTACCATTACATCCATTCATTATATATTCATCTGCGAATCTCTTTTGTTTTTCGTTCATTTCATTTACCACCAACTCTCGCGCTATACGCTTTTTAAAATTAAAAAAGGGATTGGCTATAATCAGCCAACCCACATAGATCCTTTATTCCTAATTGCGATAAGGGAAACGCAGTAAGATAGTCAATATCTTACGCTATCATATTAACACCGAAAGTGACGTTATTTTTCCAGACTTTTTCCAAACTTAATGTATTATACCTAATTCATCAGCTAACCTAACTAATATATCTTTCCTCATATCATAAGCGGTAGATTTACTTACATTTATTTCTTGAGCTACACCAGTTAAATTTAATGTTCTAGGCTTTTTAAAATAATAAAGTTCCATAAGTTTTTGAGTTTCTGTAGTGCTATGATTATATACAACCTCTATAGCCGATTTCATTCTGGCCAATTGCGATAATCTTCTATCATTAACAACTCTAATAGCTTTTATTTCAGTTACACTTACATTGCTTTGCACCCTATCTCCACCGATATTAGTATCTTGTTGACTCCACGGGTTTAAAACTTCATCTCTTACACGCGCTATATCTTTATCGAAGTAATTGTAATTGCTTAATTCACTTTCTAAATATCTTTGCGTTGATTTTCTCAAACTCATTTGTTTAACCCCCGTTAACCTTCAAAATGTCTCAATCTACTTCTTAATATCTCTATCTCCCGCTCTTTAACTTTCACATCGCCTTTTAACTGTTCAGCTTGCAACATCACACCAAACAATAAGATGACTAGTAATATAATTGCTATGACTAACCACATCATCTACTCTGACACCTCCGCCCTCATTAAATCAGACTGATCGCTCAACTTTGCGAAGTCACTCGGCATCTCTACATCATCATTAGCCGTCATCATAATATATACTTGCTCCGTTACATACTTACCTAACTCATACATTGCTAGTAAGAATAATAGTCTTAGTATTTGTTTAATCATCATTGTCATCTCCAGTATCAATTAAACTAGGCATCATTCTTAACATAGCCCTTAATTCATGTTCATTCATATTAGCCATCATAGGACTGTAAAATTCACTGTCTTTATCATTAATTTCTTTAATGAAATCATCTTCAATCTTAGCTTTTTCTTCAGGTGTTTTATTTTTATATTTTTTGATTATTTCAGTGTACTTTTTCGGGAATTTCATTTTAGGAATATTAATCATCGTCTGCCTCCTCAACATTGATCCCAACTATATAACCTTTGTTCAATACAAGTTCTCTGCCATAATCTTTTTCTATCGTTAAATAGTCATCATCATTTCTAAAATTGTCCAAAACAAATACTATTTCGTTAAATAATTCATCTTCATGTAATATCAAACTACTACCGTCATGTAATAAAATTCTCAGCTGATTCATTTCCCACGCTCCTCAATAAGTGTGATTGATTCAATCGTATCTGTTTTAATATACGTTGGCTGTTTGATTATATTACTTACGTAAATAAAACCATTAAAATTTACCGTTCTTTCAACATATTTTTCAAAAGGTTCAGCTGTTTTTACAAAATAAACTCCACCTGAAATAGTTTTAATTTTAACATCCGTCATTTCCCACACTCCCTTATATTTTCAAACAACTGACCCACTTTAATAACTGCATCTCTTTTAACTTGCGCCTCGTACTTCTCTTTCGCTTCTTCTTTACTCTCTGCCTCAACAACTGTAAACCTTTGATTGCTTTTAGCTCGAGTTATGTGTGTATGCTTGCGTCCTGTTGAATCTTTGAATGTTGTGACTAAGTATTGCGTCACTTCCCCAAAACCTCCTTGACTCGATCTAAGATGTCTTTACACTCCGCTACTTCCGAAGCCTTTTGCTCCACGTTCTGAAACACTCTCGAATTCCTCCACTTGCTTTAGTTCAGGTGTCCATATAGGCACAATAACCAATTGAGCTAGTTTGTCGCCTTTGTTTATGACATAACTACCATTCATACATAAAATTTTATCTGTTACAGGTAGTCGGGCATACTTTCCATCTATCCCAGCAGGACTCCGACCAAAGTTACTCATATCCTCACTCTCTAACGTTTCATTATCATTCTTGATATTAATCCCTAAATTGCCGTGATATCCCGCGTCTATCTTGCCTGTTTCAATCACTAAATGCGTTTTACTACTTACACCACTACGGCTAGTTAATAGTCCGACATAGCCCTCTGGTATGCTTACAGCTACATCTGTTTTGATCACTGCCTTTTCTTGTGGCTCAAGTACGACAGTTTCAGCTGAGAATATGTCATAACCTGCATCCGTCTTATGATTTCGTTCTGGCATTCTAGCGTTTTCTGATAATAGCTTTACTTGTAATGTGTTAGTCATTTTCCTATTCCTCCTCATATTTATAGACAACTTGACCTGCCATAATCCCTACTGCTTCATCAAGTTCAATACCTTCTTTAACTGAATGTTGAATAGCATTTGTCATTCCCTCAAGTATTTCATCAAACGCTTGCGCTTTCTTATACACGTCCTCAATCTCTTTTAGCAACCCCTCTGTGTCATTGCCGTTATACGCACTAGCACTTATAACGGATTGTTCAATTTGTTCACGATTATTCATCATTTCCATCTCCTCTAAAATAAAGTTAGTTGCTTCTGTTCCTCGTATTCCAAACCATGTTGCTTTATATATATTTCGAGCTCTTCAGCAGTATCAAATGTCTTTTTAACGCTTTGCCAACCTGGCACGATATGCCCGTGAAAGTAATAAGTGCCATTCACTACATGGATATGTGCCACTCGTTCGTTATCCTGATACAGATATCTCTTAGATCCGAAAAATTGGTTTAAGTATTCTTTGCGTGCGCTATCGGTTTTAGGCATTTATACTTCCTGCCATTTCTTGAACATTTGGTTATAAGTGACATCGAACCAGTACGGATCACGTGAATGTTTTTGTGGTACATTAAACAAATGTGGTTTCCTCTTACGTAGTTCAACCTCTTTACGTCGTTGCCTAGCTATTTCACGTTCTTTGCTCTCTCGTTGCATAATTCTGGATAATACGATTTCTTTATACTCAGCTAAGCGCATGCCATAAGGTGCGTTTAAGGCTTCTAACAACGCCCAGCCACCACGTACTCTTTTTGCAACCATTCCAGGAGTTAACCCGTTCTTTTTTATCAATTCATTTTCATGTTCGGTAAATTTATATGGTTTACCGTTAATCTTCACGACACTCATTTATTCCACCTCTACATTTACATTTCTAATTTTTAAATTGTCATACTCTAGTAATTCGTCTGGATTGTTATATAAGTAATCTGCCAGCGCTTCTTTTTCGATATCCACATCATCAAAATACTGATATTCAACTTCTGTAGGTATCCTTATATCAATCGTTGCGTTTATATATGCTTGCTGTTGCATTAGATCACTTCCTCAACTCGCATGATTATTTTTGGTTCTAGTCCATAACGCTTTGAGCTAGTTATTTCTGTAATTTGGTTATCGTCTTTCCACACATGACCATTACATGCGTCTAATACTGTTTTAATTAAGTTATCGATATCCGGCTTAGTCACTTTATACTGTCCAACCATTTCACTTTTCTTTTTCTTCGACCATGATTTAAGTAATGGAAAGTAAAAGTCTAATTCGATTTTTAGTGCGCGCTCTAGATTTAACTTAGGCATTTGCCCTTGTATATACGCTTTATGATTTGTATAAGCTGTTGGCATGTATGTTTGAACAAATCTACCTGTATTACGAAAGCGTGGACGAGGCGAGCCCATAGGTGCCTCGAACGTTTCGTTAAATTTAATTTCTATTTCCATGTGCCACCTCTAAATATCAAATATCGTTGCTTGTAACCCTAGCTCTTGCTCATATAAAAGCCCGTGAGCGCCTTTGAATCGTTTTAGGTCACTATCAGCCATGATTTTCTTTTCGTCGCTGAAATGGGCTCCTGTGAGCGAATAAACTTCATTTACGTTGTCTTTATACTTGATGACCTTAATATCTTCCGTGCCATCTTCTCGGTATAAGTAATATTTTTCTTTCGGCATTTTTAACACTCCTTAATATTCGACGATAGCGGGGCGTGTATGACGTTCTGCAAGTTTTTGGATAAATAGGTCGTACAACCTATTTTCATCGCCCTGTGCCTCATCTATGAGTTTCTGAGCGTACATATCTGAACACTCAAGTTTAGTTTTTAAAAATTCTTTGGTTACCATGCATCTCGCTCCCTGAAATCGTCTCCGATTACTCTTACTTTTCTCGCATTGTGTTTCATTCTTGAATTGATACGTTGCCAGTTCATATTTTGATTTAGTTCTTTATCACTAAAGTTAGTTGTAAAGATGTTGTTTTTACCTACTCTGTTATCAACAATGCTGAAAAGTTTATTTAAAGTGTGCTCTGTGTTTTCTACACCCATATCATCTAGTACAAGTAAATCAATATCACTTAGCAATCTGACTAGCTCGTCTGTAGTCTCTACTGCATTTTTGTTGTATGTCGCTTTGATACGATCCATCAACATTGGTATGTGCATAAAAGCAACCGTATGTCCTTTAGCTTTAACTGCTTTTGCGATAGCGTATGCTAGGTGGCTTTTACCAGTTCCGTATGAACCTTGCAATATTAATGATTTCGGTTCTTTTGTAGAGAAACCTTGTACATACTCTATTGCTGTTTGTTTAGCGTGTACTTGTTTTTCATTTTGTGGTTTGTAGTTGTTGACTGTTGCATCTCTTAAAGACGGATTAACATTTGATTGATTGAATATGTTGTTTATCTTCCGTTGCTTGTTTCGCTTATATTCCTCATAGATTTCACATTTGCAACCGTCTTTATACTCATAACCATTCGGGTGTTTTTTAGTAGGAGCGAACTTATATAAGTCGTATTCACTTCCACATCTCTCACATTTCAATCCTTTTTCGACATGAGTAGGTTGATATTTTTTTAAGCTTTCGTTTATCTTTTCGCTGAATAGTGGTTTCATAATATCCCTCTAATCCCAATAACTTTCGTCGTACTTCATGCGTTCTAATTGATCCGTGCCAGTTGGTTGTACTTTTTGATTGAGGTATCCCTCAAATTTATTGCCAAAAAGTGTTTCTGGTCTAAGGTATTTATCGCTATCCGTGTTAAGCCACTCAGCTGTTTTAATATCAATTACCTTTTTAAAATCCTCCAACCTAAAATCTTGATTCCACCTTGCTTTAATAAAATCTTTCGTTTTAGTTGTATTATGTTTAAACTTCTTGCCAGTCTTTTCGTTAAGATAATCAATAATCTCTTTATATGGGATGCGTGTCGGGTTTCCCGACAATATATCTACTCTATTTATATTGTTATTACTTGTATTATTAATACTTGTATTATTCTCTTTAACATTTGTGATAATAGGGGTATTAACAGAATTGTTAATAGGGGTATTATCATTTGTGTTAATAGGTCTTATCATTTCTGTTAAGGGGTATAGCTTTCTTTGTTTAATTTCATTACCATTTCTAATGATTTCAACATGTAAATATCCACATTCTTTTAAGTTGGCTATACGGCGTGATACAGTAACTTTTGTAACTTCATATAGTTTCGCAAAGTAACCATTACTTGCTGTGCAGTATCCGTATTTGTTACTTAAAGATGTTATTTCTGCAAAAAGTAACTTTTCGCTGTCAGTAAGTCGGTTATCGTATCTGACATTTGCTGTAATTATTGAGTAGTAACTTGGTTGGTCAGTCATGTTGATTCTCCTTTCTGGTATAATTTTGTTATCGCTACTGCGTTAGATTGGGGGTGAATAATTATGGATCCTATTTTAGGTAAAGGTATTGATAAAATTATTGAAGGCGCATCAAAAGGGCCTGTAGAAACATTCTCTAAAACTTGGGAACTTGTCTTTGGGAAATTCCACCTTTATGTGGATAAAGTTATTTATCAAAGAGAAGTAGAATTTGAAAAATTCAAAGAACAATTTAAAAAAGAAATATCTTCTGTACCTGAAAATAATTTACAAGAACCACAATTTTCTCTTCTAGGTCCTGCTCTAGAAGCTTCAAAGTTTTACATTAGTGAAAAAACTTTAAGTAATATGTTCGCAAAACTAATAGCATCATCTATGGATGACAGAAAAAACTCATTAACCCACCATTCATTTGTTGAAATAATTAAACAATTATCCCCAAATGATGCTATTCTTTTAAAACATTTAAAGAATCACGAAGTACATCCTGCCGTTAAATATAGAGCGGTTTTAAACCCAAAGAATGACGGTATGAATATATCGGACACGTTAATAAAAGACTCTCCGTTAGATATAGAATCAACCGAAATTTCAATTAATAACCTAGTAAGGTTAGGGGTTTTAAATGAAACTTTTGACATGTCTTACTTAACAAAAAAAGGAATTTATAATAAGTTTTATGCTCCTCAGTTTTTAAATCACTTTAATAAGATTATAGAAAAACAAAGATTTGTTTCGGGATTAGAATTTGTTAAAAGAATGTTAAAGTCAGGACACAACCTAGAAACAATAAGTAAACTTTCTGGCATTGAATTTGAAGTATTAAAGTTACATTACAGCCCCTGGGTAATAGACATCAAAAAAGGCTCAATTAGTTTGTCCGCCTATGGTAAAGCTTTTGTAAAAACCTGTATTAACTAAACGGAGATTTTAAAATTTTCTCCACTTTTACAGCATGCATAGCATTTCTAATCTCTTCCGCCAAGATGACGATTAGGAGTGCTATTTTTATTATTCTTAGTCTATTCATTCCTTTTTCTCTCCTTTCAACATTTTATTGAGCCTCTCATCAACTTTTATCCACGAGTCATGCAAGTGGTATTTATCATCAAACGACTTAACGCCAATCGCATGTTGCTCGTTGTGATGTTCGCGACATAACGCTAATACATGTTTGTCATAGTGGTTCATTTTGTTTCTGTTCATGCCTCTGCCGACTGCTTCATAATGTGCCAGGTCTGCGTGAGGCTTTCCGCATATTACACAGTTGCGGTTGATTGTAGCCCAATATAATAACGCTTTATCTTCGCTTAACAACTTACTCGTTTCTACACTCATAGGTATTTGATGATGAAACATAAACGCTATAATCAGTTCTATTAACTCCCTTGCAACTTTCATAGAACAGTCGCGCAGACTGATTTCTTCATAACCTTTCATAATTTCCAATTCTGTTTGTAATAATTTTCTAGTTGATTCTACTGGTTCGCCCCAGTGAAGTTCTATATCTCTACACATTGCGAATATTTTTTTGCGTTGTTCTATAGATAGTTTTTTATTGTCCGGAACCTCTACTTCTGCTTTTAGTGGATATCCGTTTTCTAGTAAGTCAATGTGACTTTGTTCAAGTTCAACACCAGTAGCAACGACGGAATAAGTACCGTCGTTATCTTTCTGGTATCTTGTAATGTATTGCATTTAAACCACACCTTAAAACGCTAAATCTTGGTCGTCATATCCAAATTGGCCACTGCTTTCAAATGGATTGCTTTGTTGAGACATTGATGTTTGTTGTTGTGCCCCGTTATTTTCTTCAGCTTTTTGCTTATCTGTCTTCGGAATAGGTTTGTTAACAACATCATCGCCCTTTTTGTAAGGTTTAATAAATGAAAAATCCGTAAAATACTTACCTTCATCTTCATTGAATTTCCATTTCAATACCAAGTGACAAAACTTACCAATAAGATCATTGGTATCAAAATCTAAGCTAGGAAGATTTAACTTAATACCTAATCGAGTAACTAATTCAATCAATTGTTTTTCTTGGAAATCATATTTATACGGCGGTACAAATTGATTATGTTTATATTGTTTGCCTTCATCATTTTCAAATACGATTGTGAAATATCTATTTTCTCTATCATTGAATTCAATATTTTTAACTTTCACTGTGAATTCTCCAGCTTGAAACCCTGCTGAGCCGTTATAAAACTTTTCTTGATTTGTTTCTTTAGTAAATTGCGCTTGTCCTGTGATTTTCATAATTAAATACCGTCCTTTTAATTAATTTTTAGTTTCCATTTCTAATTGCTTCTACTACGTCCGTAATGCTAGGATTTGCAAATTTCTTATTGTTAATTGTTATTGAAGGTGAATGTCTAATCTTTGTTTCAAACGTATTAGAAGGTTCAGCGTTTAGAATATATCTAACTTTCTTTTCTCCGTTATCATCAAATTCTTCAATCATTGCCCTAGCTAACACATCACTTTGAGAAGTAATAGCTTTTTTAATTTGTTCTTGCGCTTCAATAGTGATAGTAGGGTTGATAGTGCTACCTTCATCATCTTTATCTTTGTTGATACCTTCATGACCTGTAATAACAAAGTGGAATTTGTATTCTTCTTGAAGTTTTCCTATTAATCTGTACATACTGACAATTCGTTCAGCAACTTCTCCCCAATCATTAAACGTTGGTTTTTTAGACTTATTTTTCATCACATCATTCAATGTCATATCTCTAAGTTTTTGAATAGTTTCAATAACTACAACATTGATTTCTTGTCCGTTTTCTCTCATCTCCTGTAAAATTTGAGGTAAAAAATTTACAACATAAACAAAGTGTTGATAGTTCTCGATTTCTACGTCTGATCCTTCGTCAGTAACCGTTGTTCCACCTTCGTTAATGTCAATGACGAAAGCGTCTTTATCTCTTGTAGCAAACGTGGTTTTTCCTGAGCCAATTTTTCCGTATACTGCAAATTTATAGAATTTCCTTTTATTTTTCTCAGCGATATTATTTATCTTTAGTTTTTTGAGTATGCTTACTTTTTCTTGTGGTTCTTGTTTTTCCTCAGTCATGTTCTACCTCCTCGTACTCAATAGTTTCTGTCACTGTTTTCTTGATTGCTTTGTGATAATCCATATTGATACTCGCTTCTTCCATACCGTTAAACTCCCTAGCTCTATTTCTATTTGTGGAGTAACTAATATCTGAATTGTTATCAGTTGGTTTGTTAGTTATATAAATTGGCATATCCCTATGACGAATGATATAAGTTACAGTCTGCTTCATAGCGACCTCCTACCATTTCATGACTAAGTTAATTAGTCTGTCCTGTTCGTCTGTGTTCTCTTCAATCCATTCATCTATTGCTTGGTTAAATAAGTCTGATGCCATATCTAAGTCATTCTCATCTACGACATAAGCATGTTTAATTGGTACGTTGTTCATATCTTTAACTTGTATTGATATGCCCATATGACCTTTTAAAATGAATAGCTTAAAATCGAATCCGTTAACATGAATATTTTTGCGTATGATTTCGCCTATTTCGTAATACATCTTGACTTCCTCCGTTTTTCGTTTTATATTGAACATGAATTTTTTCTTAAGTGTTTGATACTGTTACTTGCTCCAACAAGTAGCAGTTTTTTTATTCTTTGAAAAAGCATTCTTTGTAGTACATGAATGTTGCGATACTTGCGAATCCCGCAATTGACCATGCTGTAGTGAAGTACAGCAATGGCATAAGCACAATTGCTAAGACTGTGAAGCATAGTACTGCTACTAGGTAGCTTTTATAAATGTTACTCATTTTCTTTTTTCTCCTCTTTGGTTGTTTCATCGTTTATCAAACCTTGCATTTCCATTAATTTTTGAGGTATACCAGCTTTTAACTGGATTTCGTATAACATTTGTTGAATGTGTGGTGGCACTTCTACCATTCCTTTCGTGTATAATTTAGTTATCTCCTAGTGAAAGGAGGTGGTAATTATGAATAATATAAATCTCACTCAACGACAGTTAGATTTAATAAAGAAAAATAAAGCTATCTTATCTAAATTGCCTGTCGAAGCTTACGCTAAAGCCACAAATACTATGAATAATTCGTATGTTATGAACGCTCTGGAAATTCAATCGACGGTTAATAATGTTATGAATAGCATTAGAATTAACCAATCTAAATTATCTGATTGGGCTTCCTATATGCATCGAGTAACTAAGAATCATCCAATGTTCAAAACTAATTTATTTTCTGAAAAAATTCTTGATGAATTCATAAGTTCTAACAACTTTCCGGAGGATGAAGTCCGCAAAGTTAGCACTCATTTGAGAAATTCTTTTGTCGATACTGTCGATGTCCCTGTTCTTGGTAAAACCGTCGATTCTGCCCATCCAATAGATGACGTAAATACTAAGAAATACAATAGTGTATTCAATGAATCGCTCAATCATATTTTTATTTCTCCTTCTGCAAAATTTATAAAAAAGGTTTCTGTCGGTTCTGCTATCGGAGTAACATCTCCGGTTATGGTTAGAACGATACTTGACCAATATGTGAACTACTTTATGTTTTTTAATGTAATAGCAACTCTTTTAACACTTTACGTAATTGCTAATTACTTAGATGACGAGAACTGAAACGATGATTAGTTCTCTAATTTATCGATTAATCTCTTTAAGCAACTCTGCAACTGCTCGCAACAGTTCAGGGTTGTTTCTTGTTTCTAAATTACTGTTTGCATGTTTTAGTAAATTGAGTTTTAATTTACTTTTTTCTTTAGCGATTCTAAATTTTTGTAACATTTGTAGTTCCTCCTATTAAGTTGTTTGTTCAATTGTGTGTTATTCTTCTTCGTCTAAATCAAAGTGCTGTTCGATTTGGTCAATTGCCCACTCAATCATTGATTCAAGGTGTTTCTCTCTGTCGACTTCGTAAGTGTGCTCAATCTCGCCTGCATATGTCACAGTAAGAGTATCTTTGTGTGTGTATGTTTGACTTTTGTTTTCTTTAACTGCATAAAGTGTTAATACTATATTGTTTAGCTTTTCTTTTTGTTCTGGTGTCATTTACGCTCCCCCTAAATTAGCTTCATAACCGAATTCAGTCATGATTTCATGTATTTTCAATCTGCCTTTTTGTGTCCATCTAGTTTGTAAAACTGTGTCTTCTCTGCCATCAGAACGCACAATTGTTATAGTGTCTGAATCTGTGTAACTCTTGCCCATGTGTTCTGAGTAAAGCACCCACTGTTTATTTACTTTTCGTTGTAGTCTAGCTTCGTGTAGTAGTTTGTTTAACTTTTGTGCTGATATACCGTAGTCTGCCGCGATTTGAGTTGTAGCTAATGTGCCAGTTGATTTTAAGATTTCATCTACATAGTCTGCTTTGGGTTTTAGTTCTCCGATTTCTTGTTGTAAAAGTAAGTTTTGCTCTTTTTCTTTCTTATACTCAGTCAACACTGTAATGATGTAGTCTGGATCTTTTAATGTTTGTTCAATTACATTGTCTGTTGCGTAGATACCGTGTTTGCGAATAGCTGGTAGGACTTCCATCGCCAACCAATCTTGAAATTTTTCTGCTACAGCATTACCTGCTTTGAAAGCCAACTTATATACCATTGGTTCTGGTATGAAATCGCCTTTCCCAACTTCTTGGGAAAGATATTTACCTAAATATTTATTGATAGTTTCCCAACGAATATATTGTTTGCCGTTTTTAAACTGAGTGAACCCCAAACTTTTTGCGACAGTTTCTAAATCGAATAAATTATTTTCATTATCTTGTTTGATTAAGATTGAAAACATGTCGTTACTGAAAGTTTTAATTTCATTCATTAACTCTTCACCTCTTCTTTAATTTCTAAAATTTTCGCAATACGTTTCTTTTGTTCAAAAGCATCTCTACGTCCACGTAAAATATCCGATAAGTAAGCACTTGAAATTTCTAGCATTTCCGCAAGTTGCTTGTTTGTCATGTTGCGTTTTAATAATTCCGTTCTCACTTTCAAGCCGAAATCTGTTGTCGACATATTAGCACCTCCTATAACATTTTTTCTAAGCAAATAAATTATCTGTTGAACACCAATAACTTTTATGCTAATATTTAAGCATAGTTTAATAAACCTATAACAATTCGTAATGCCTGTCATAAAGGTATTGAATACTCGTTCCCCAACGAATAATTGTTATGTGTTTAGTAAGCTAAATTTAAAGCTTAAATACAGTATATTAACTTTTATGCTAATTGTCAACAAAAATAGCGAAAAAGTTAATCTGTGATAGGAGAAATTTATGAATCTAGTACAAAGAATCCGTAATTTGTGCAATTCAAAAGGTATGACTTTTGCTGAATTAGAGAGAACTTTAGGGTTTTCAAACGGACAAATCAGAAGATGGGAGAAAACCAAACCAGGCATTGATAAGGTGCAAAAAATTGCCGATCACTTCGATGTATCAGTTGATTACTTATTAGGTAGAGAAAAAGATGAGTACTCCGGAGAAGATAAAAGTGAAGATATTCTTATTATGCATCGAGCTACAGAAAATATGACGGAGGCACAAAGGCAAAAAGCTTTGACTATATTAGAAGCAATGTTTGATGATTGGGATGATTTAACTAAGTAACAAAGGGGCTTTTTAATTGAAATTAAATTATGAAAAATCTTTTTTTAAATCTGCGAAAGCAGTTTACGAGATCACAAATGGTCTATATAACTTATCTTTTCCTTTAGATATATTTGAAATTATCTCAAAAGATAAACGTATTAAATTAGTGACTTTCTCTGAATTTTCTCAGAATACTGGCACTTTATATTTTAAAATACCTTCTATTTTCGGTTCAGAAGAAGCGTTTCATATTAGAAAAGGAGACAAAGCGATTATAGTTTATAACGATTTACTGCCTATGAATCGTCTAAGATTTACTTTAGCTCATGAATATGGTCATTTTATAATGGGACATACTGGAGTTAATTTAAATAAAACATTCACATATAAAGATTATTATAGAAGGATTGCTGAAGAATATGAAGCAAACTCATTTGCTTCATGTTTATTGTTTCCTTTACATATAAGATACAAATATATAAACAACTTTAATATTGAGCAAATTTCGTACAAGTATCAAATGAGTTTTCAAGCGATCCATATAGCGGTAAAAGTAATCAGAAGACATATACACAATGGGTTAAACGACTATATGTCAAATAACGAAAATTACCACGCAGAAAACTACTTAAGTTTTTTAGAAGAGAAAATGGAAAGCAAATCTGATTTTATAAATGAATTTAAATATGCTTATGATCTAACGATTTAACAATCAAAAAATAAAGGAGAAATGAACATGAAAGAATTACCTAAGAGCAGATTAACGTTCAAAGAAAGTATGATTGAGAGTCAATATTTAGCAACTAAAACAAAAGAAGAAAAGAAACAATACAAGCAACTATCTGTTGAAGACAAAAGAGAAATTTTAAAAGAATACCAAAGTAAACCTAGAAAAGAAGTGAAATTTGAAAGTGAAATCAATAAATCTGATGAAAACTTATCTAAAATCTACCAAAGATTTAGCGAAATAGGTGTAGAGGATTTGTTTGGTACAAAAAAAGAAGTGAAAGAACTACCTATGATTTTAAAAGATAATGAAAACATAATGTATGTAACTTCGGGATTGTACAATAATAATACCTACTTAATAGTATGTACTGATCTAAGATTGTTATTCTTAGATAAAGGTATGATATATGGTTTGAAATTTCATGAATTTCCATTCGAGAAAATCAATTCTGTTTCGTATAAAAAAGGACTTCTTTTTGGCGAAATAATTATACATCACGGTTCATCAAGTATCGCTATAGGAAGCATATCAAAAAACACTGTATCTAGAATGGCGGAAACAATACAAGAACAAATCTCTATTCGAGAAAGTTCTATGAAACCATCCAATTCTGAAAAAATGAGTTTTTCTGTTGCTGATGAATTAATAAAATATAAAGAATTATTAGATGTCGGAGTAATTTCTCAGGAAGAGTTCGATAAGAAAAAACAACAATTATTGGATATTGATTAATAGCGCTTGTGTGGCGTGAGGAGGATGAGGGATGGAAGAGAATAAAACTTTAAAAGAATACTTGCGTAAATTTTTAGAAGGCTACAAATATGTAGTTGAAAACAGATACAATTATCAGTTTAGTAGCAATCCAGAAGCTTTCCCATTCATGAGAAAAGACGATTACAAGATTTCGATATTTTATCTAAATCAATCTTTTTTTGAAGAACCTTGCATCGTCGTTATCTCAAATGACAGTAAATTAAAAGAAATATATAATTTTCGTAATATTGATATCAAATATTTGTCTAAACACTTTACTTCATACATATATGATTCTAAAAAGTATGTAGAAGAACAATCCGGATTATTAGATTTTAATAATTACATTTATTACACATCTATTTACTACGGAAAATATATCGGGACCGTAATATTACAAAACAATTTAGATTTATTTTTTAATTATGGCAAAAGATTAGCTAACGATCATTACAATACATTGATATCGAAGTCGAAAGAAAGATTGATAAACAAAGCACATGATGAAATACAACCGTTCAACCACTTAGATTTAAATAGTATGAAAGAGATTGTTGATGATATAACTTTTTCTTATCAAATAGAACAAGGATTACAAGCTTATAAAAGGGAATTGTATTTGCCAGCTGCAGCAACCTTTGCTGTTGCTATAGAAACGTTTTTAATCAAATTAAAAAAAGTTAATAAAATCAAACATAAAGACACCGATTCAACTATGTACACAAAATTATTAGGAGAATTAACTAAAGAAGGTAAAGTAAATTATAGAACCAAAAAACGGGTAGAAATTGCGTATAGTATGAGAAACATAATCAACCATTCACAAGCTGGTGCAGTAGCCAAAGGTGATTGTGACTTTCTTTTAAACACACTAAAAGACATTGTTGATGAAAACGAAAAAATATTAAGAGAATATACCAAATCAATTAATAAGACGGAATAAATAGGTATCCTTGTATTCAGATTTGATTTTTAACATAATTTGTTCATAAATTTTTAATTTAAGTTCTTGTTCATCGTCATAAATATCAAATTCACTACTATAATTTTCAACTGATTCTTTTATATAAGCTATTTCTGCGTCAGTAAATTTTACACACATTTCATCACCTACTTTTTATTTTATTATATCACATTTAGTAGCTAGTACTAAAATTTCGGGTAGCCCGCCTACCCTTATTATTTTTTGCCAATTTTGAGGAGGGAGCACATGAAAGTAGCAATTTATACTAGAGTGAGTACACTTGAACAAAAAGAAAAAGGACACTCTATCGAAGAACAAGAAAGAAAATTAAGAGCTTACAGCGACATAAACGACTGGAAAATTCATAAAGTATATACTGACGCTGGATACTCCGGAGCTAAAAAAGACAGACCCGCTTTACAAGAAATGTTGAATGAAATAGATAATTTTGATTTGGTTTTAGTCTATAAACTAGATCGATTAACTCGAAGTGTTAAAGACTTACTAGAGATACTAGAATTGTTTGAGAATAAAAACGTGTTGTTTAGGAGCGCAACAGAAGTATATGACACAACTTCTGCTATGGGACGTTTGTTCGTAACATTAGTAGGTGCTATGGCAGAGTGGGAGCGTACTACAATTCAAGAGCGTACTGCAATGGGTCGACGCGCATCAGCTAGAAAAGGGTTAGCTAAAACTGTCCCTCCTTTCTATTACGACAGAGTAAATGATAAATTTGTGCCTAATGAATATAAAAAAGTATTACGATTTGCAGTAGAAGAAGCGAAAAAAGGTACTAGTTTAAGAGAAATAACTATAAAATTGAACAACTCTAAATACAAAGCACCCTTAGGTAAAAACTGGCACAGATCAGTTATAGGCAATGCTCTAACGAGTCCGGTAGCTAGAGGTCATCTTGTTTTCGGTGACATATTCGTCGAAAACACCCACGAAGCTATTATAAGTGAAGAAGAATACGAAGAAATAAAATTAAGGATAAGTGAAAAAACTAACTCTACAATCGTAAAACATAACGCTATTTTCAGAAGTAAACTATTATGTCCAAACTGTAACCAGAAATTGACTTTAAACACAGTCAAGCATACGCCTAAAAATAAAGAAGTTTGGTATTCTAAACTATACTTTTGTTCTAACTGCAAAAATACTAAAAATAAAAATGCATGTAACATCGACGAAGGCGAGGTTTTAAAACAATTTTACAATTATCTAAAACAATTTGATTTAACATCATATAAAATCGAAAACCAACCTAAAGAAATAGAAGATGTCGGCATCGATATTGAAAAGTTGCGAAAAGAACGCGCTAGATGTCAAACACTTTTTATAGAAGGTATGATGGATAAGGATGAAGCTTTTCCAATAATAAGTCGTATTGACAAAGAAATACATGAGTATGAAAAGCGCAAGGATAATGATAAGGGTAAGACTTTTAACTATGAGAAGATTAAAAATTTCAAGTATTCATTGCTAAACGGCTGGGAATTAATGGAAGATGAGTTAAAAACTGAATTCATAAAGATGGCAATCAAAAACATTCATTTTGAATATGTAAAAGGAATTAAAGGGAAGCGCCAGAACTCATTGAAGATTACGGGTATAGAGTTTTATTAA